TACAGAAGATGTTAATGGATACAAAATTAAATATATTCTTTATCCTATGAATAATTTACCAACAATACCTGCTGGATTTTTTACTTTTCCTTATCGTGATGATCTGTATTGCCTTAAAGGAATCAAGTATGGTGAAGTCATTACAAAACTTAGCATGAAGCAAAAAGATATTAATAGAGTTGTTGAATCTGAAAGAACTAATTGTAAAATTGAACTTGATAGACAAAAGACACAATATGAAGAAAGAGAAAAAGCTTTTTTAAAGAAGATTAAGTCTTTAGAATCAACAAATAAAAATTGGGATAAAAAATATAAGTCTTTGGAAAGTAAAAACTTTTGGACACAAGTGATTGCAGGGGCAGCAGTTTTAACAATTTCAGGTTTTTCAATTTATTATGTACATAAATAGTACATATTATATAAAACCGTTGGGAAGACATAGTTAGAAAGGTACAAAGAGGAGAAAAATATGGAACCTAATATCGTTTTTTCGATAGGATCACTACTTGCAGCAGTTAGCATGTTTTATACGATGCATAAAGATTCAAAAAAAAACACAGAAGAAATGGCTGATTTAAAAGCAAGAGTTAAGCATCTTGAAGCTAAGTCTGAGCAAACAGATGCAGTTCTCCAAGAATTGCTTAGAAGTGTTCAAGAAATTAAAGTTGCACTAGTTAAAATTGATACAAAGTTAGATGCTCTAGAACAAGAGTTTAATAGAGATCGTGACAAACAAGCTTCTTAGAATATATATAGATTATATAAAATATCACAAGGAGACAAAATGAAAATTTCACAACAACAATTACGTAAAATTATTCTTCAAGAAATGGCTCTACATAATAGACGTAATGTTTTAGTAGAAGGATCTGAAGGTAATCCTCTTAAAGTTACTTCAGAATATTTAAATGCTTTAATCAAAGAAGAGTATGCTTCTTTTCAAAGAAAACAACAACTAGCAGAAAGTCGTCGACGACAACGAGCTTCACGATCTAAAAGAAAATAATTTTTTAAAAAAATAAATTAAAAAGGTGTACAAAGAATATTTAGTGTTTATTATAGATCTGCACAAAAATGCATAAATTATAAAAAATAAATTTTAGGAAAGGATTATAATAAATGCAATTATCACCTGAACAAGTACAGTCCGTTAACATTTTACTATCTGCAGTACAAGTAGCACAACGACGAGGCGCTTTTTCTTTGCAAGATGCTTCAACTCTACAAGAAGCTATTGATAGACTTGTTCCAAGAGAGGAACAAGAAAGACAAGCAGCAGAAGCTCTGGCAGAACAAGATCATGAAGATGACGACGCAGCAGCAGATTCTGAGCCTGCATTAGGATCTGAATAATTAAATAGTCATTTTATAAATTTGTTTTTATAATTTGTTTATGAAATTTAAGGTGCACTTAAAAAATGCACCTTTTTAGTAATATATAATGATAGGCCCGGTGCATTTATAACAGCTGACCCCGCCAGTGCATCGGAATCATGCGGACAAGTTTATCACAGAAAGTGAGGAAGTTATATGGCAACGACAAGAAGTAGAAGATCTACTCGCAAGAAAAAAGAAGAAGAAGCAGTAGAAGAAGCTCCTGAATTAAAAGTTGTTGAAAAGGCAGAGGAAAAAAAGCTCGAAGAGCCTAAAAAAGCACCTGTTGAAGTTAAACCAAAATTAAAACCAAAAGCAGAGCCTAAAGCTGAACCGAAGCCTGAACCAGTAAAAGAAGAATTGCCTCCTCAACCTCCCGTGGAGGAACCAAAAAAAGAAGAGCCTACATCACAAGATCAGTCCTTAAAAGAAGAAGCTGATGATTCTTTAGATTTAAAAGTTGGATCAAAAGTTCTTACAAGAAGAGGAGATATATGTGTTGTCTTAAATCCTAATAAAAGAGGATTTGTTGAAGTTCGAAGTCAAGTAGGCTCTAAAACTACACATCTTTATTTAAAAAGTCAACTAACACTGGTAAAATAACAAAATACAATTGAAAAGGAGGTTTATTATGCCAAAAGTAGTAGTAACAGATAAAAAAGGTTTAGTTCAAGAAACAGGTGAAGGATTCGTTATTGACAATAATGATGATGACAAACCTGGATATATCGTATTAACATCTGCAAATGGTACACAATATTTTTTGCATGTCAATGATGATGGAGATAAATTAACACTATCATCATCTATTCCCACTGCAGATGCAGCATCTGCTGGAGATGATAAAGCTGCAGACTTTGCTTAATACTTATTTATTAAACTAAACAATTCGTTTTATTTAGAAGAGACTCCTATAATTACTAATAATAAAAGAGTGATTATAGGAGTTTTTTTATGGCTTCGTTTATAAATACAGTAAATCCAACAGCATTTGGTGTTTTTGATAGCGATCTACATTTTCAATCAGACGCAGATAAAGTATTATTATATGTAAGAAGAAAACTTGGTGATGATATAATGTCTGTTGAGTTAACTAATAAACAAATATGGACAAATTTTGAAGATGCAACACTTATATTTTCAAAAATACTAAATGCACATCAAGCTGAATCTTATATGTCAAATCTTATGGGATTAGATGTTGGTCATTTAAATACATTTAAGCAGCAAAATAATAAATATTATGGTGTATACACCGATCCTGATGGAACTGTTCATAACTTAGAGCTTTTAGTACAAGATCTTGCAGATCCTAGATTTAATGTAGCTAATAAATTTGCAGATATTGATGCAAACTCAAGTGTAGGTTCAGCAAGTGTAGATTTGAGAAATCAGCCTGCGTCCCCTATAGTTGATGAGCTTATTGGACCTCACGGTAAAGAGCAGCAGTTTCCAAGAGAAACACTTGAATATTTACTAAGAAGAGCTGAACCTTATGCAAACGAAGCTAATGTAGGTGGATCTACAGACTATGTCAGAGGTTTTATAGAACTTAAAAATGGTGTACAAGATTATGATATATATGAAAGCTTAATTATACCTGGAGAAAATGGCGAAAAACTTAAGCTTCAAACTTTTGATCCTTTAGGTAGCGCAGATCAACTATCTGTTTTTAATCCAGCATTTAAAAGTTCAGTTCCTTCTAATACAATTCCGACAAAAATAAAAATAAATGAAGTTTTTCATTTTTCACCACAAGCTGCATACAGATTTTTTGACACAACATCTGCAATTAACTACTTAAATAATCAATTTTCTTTTGAATCTTTTACACCAGAAACTGTGTTTTATGTATTGCCTGTTTTTGAAGATCTATTAAGGGCAGGTCAATTAGATATATCTAACAGGGTTAGACGTAGTAATTACAGTTATAGATTGCAAGGTAAAGATTTAAGAATTTTTCCTAGACCTGTGCAAGAAAATCCAGATAATTTATTTGTTAAGTTTTCTTTTCCAGCAGATCCTTACAGAACTAATTTACCTTATGAAGATTCATCTCTTAAGGGTGTTTCAAATATATCTAATGTTCCTTTTGCAAATATTAAATATAGTGGTATAAATTCTATGTCTAGACAATGGATTAAACAATATACTTTAGCTTTATGTAAAGAAACATTAGGTTTAATTAGATCTAAATTTTCTACAGTTCCTATACCCGGCAGCGATTTATCAATGAACGGCTCAGAGCTTTTAAGTCAAGGAAGAGATGATAAAGATAAACTAGTTGCAGGATTAGGTGAAACACTAGATAGAGTAACTTATCAAAAACTTTTAGAAGCAGATGCAACTCAGTCTGAATCAATGAGTCAAATACTAAAAAGAATACCAATTCCAAATGGTAGAGCAATCATTATAGGATAGGAGTTAAATAATGGCAAGATTATTTGTTGGACAAAGAGAAGTTGACTTTTTTGCAGATATTACAAAAGAAGTCATCAAAGATGTTGCTGGCCAAAAAGTTTTTTATTATACAATTAGAGAAGACTTATCTAATGTTCATGAAATTTATGAAGAATCACCTCAAAAAGTTTTTAATCCACCTATTGAAATAGAAGCTATGGTAGAATGGCAACCTTCAGAAATTAGAACAACAAATTTTGGTACTGAAACTATTAAAACAATTACTTTGTATTTGCACTATAGAGACTTACTTGATCGAGGTATAGTATTTAAAGAAGGAGATTATTTTTCTTATGGTTCCTTCTTTTTTGAAGCAACTTCTATAATTTATGATAAGTTAATATATGGACAAATAGAACGAGTAGTTTCAATGAAAGTTAATGGAAAGCAAACACGTATGCATCAAATTGCTAAAAGACCAAATGGACCTATTGATGAAATTTATACAGATGAAGATGCTGTTCAAACAACTTTTGAACAACAAAGAGGTATTCCTGAACATGATGTAAGAAGATTGCAGGACGATAATATCATAGAAAAACCAATTACTGGTGCAAGAAAAGTTTCACCAGATGGCACTGTTAAAAGTATAAATGGAATAGGTTCATCATTTTATGGAGATGAATAATGGCTACAAAATACAATATTAATAATTCTAAAAGATACTCTCATACTGGATATGAAGGAGATGGTAATACAGATTATATAGTACCTTCATGTGGTGTAGAAGATTTAGATTTTTCAATTTTTAATCTTTTTGATAAGCAAATTCCACTTTATTATGATTTTCATGGAGAAACAAAAAAAGTTCCTGTAATATTTGCAACTGGTGAGCGTTTTGCTTTGCTAAGAAGAAAAAGACCTATTGTTGATAGAAATGGTGCATTAATATTACCACTTATATCAATAACAAGAAGTTCAATAGAAAACGTTCCTTCTAAAGGTATTGCCAATAACCAAATGTTTCCTCACGTAATAACAAAAAGAATTTCAGAAAAAGACTTAGAACATCGCCAAAGAAAAAATTATGAAAATTTAAAAAATATAAATGGAGAAGATTTACCAAAAGAACCAGATCTTTCTCTAAAACCAAGATTAGATAGAAATATAATTGAAACAATCGAAATACCTCCAATTAAATATTTTGGTGCAATTTATGAAATTTCTATTTGGTCATCATTTACTCAGCAAATGAATAAATTATTAGAAACAATTATGAATGCTTATACATTAAACCCGGGACAGCAATTTCAGTTAGAAACTAAAAAAGGTTATAAATTTTCTGCTTTTGTTGACGGGTCAATAAGTCAAGATACTAATTACGCAGATTTTACAGATGCAGAAAGATATGTTAGATATAATATGTCTATAAATGCAACAGGTTATATCATTGCTCCAAATATTTTAGGAGGTAAAACTGCTTTAAGATCATTTATGAGTGCACCAGAAGTTTCTTTTGAAGTTTTAACAGATTATACAAATCTAGAGCCTAGGGTTGCTGGTCCTGCTGATCCTAATCCAGATCTTCATATACTTGATGATTTATCTACAGAAGACAGTTATGTAGGAGCACAAGGTGTAGGAATAGATGCATCTAAAAATAGAGATCATCTTTTAGATGAAGATTCTAGTTTAGGTTTGGCAACTGATATTAATTTAGAAAAGTATAGATCAGAAATGATTGGTGAAAGAGGTACTGATTATCAAAAAGAAAGAAAAACTTGGATTAGAAATGATGATGGAAAGCTCATACCTGTCATGGCAAAAACTTTAAGTGGAAAAGGTGAGACTGTATATGATGCAAGATTTGCAGAAGTTTTATTCAATGTTTCAACTTCGAAAGAATAATTAAGTATTGAGAAAATAATTAAGTCTATATAAAAATTAAATTTAGGAGAATAAACATTATGGCTGAACAGACATTTAAGTCTCCAGGGTTTTTCGAAAGAGAGATCGAAGTAATTAGTCGCCCTCTAACTCGAAATGCAAGAACACCAATTGGTGTAATTGGCCCTGCGAAAAAAGGGCAAGCTTTTGTACCAAAAACTATAAATAGTACAGATGAATTTATCAGAGAGTTTGGGATGCCAGACCAAGATACGTCTGCAGCACATGCAATCACTGAATATTTTTCAAACGGTGGTAAGTCAGCAACTTTTTGTCGTGTTTTAGGTACAGGTGATTCTAACGCAAATGGAAGCGTTAATTATGCTGGATTTAAGCTTTCTGGTACTTCATATTCAGAAGCTGCAGATACGCAAAGATCTTTTGGAGGCGTTCAATTTATTGTTGCTGAACATAAAGTTGACTCAGCTGAACATATTACGTACGGTATTTTTAATGACAATGATTCTGTATCAACAGAAGGTGGTGATGTTGATCTAGATGGAAATGCTGGTTTAACTGCCAATGATGATAAGATTCAACTCGTAAGAGCAATGATTTTTATGCATAAGGATTATACTTTAAGAATTTCTAATACTAGTATTGCAGACGCGGATTCTGACGATATTGAAACATCATCAGACAAAAGTTTATTTACAGTGTTTGTTGCAAAAAAAGGTGATGAATCAAATACTAACAAATCATATGAAATATCTTTAGATCCAAAAAGTGATTCTTATTTAACTAAAGTTTTAAATACTGATCCTTTTGCATTTTCTGATAAAAATCATTTTTTATATGCAGATTTTCCAATTGAATCATCTTTAGCTTCAACAACTGAAGAAAAAGTTTGTGTAGTTAGTGCAACAAGTAGTAATCTTACAAAGTTTGATGATTTTTCTTCAAGATTTGAAGCACCTAAAACTCCATCATTTATTTCACAACCTTTTGGTAAGAAAGAATATGATTTATTTCATTTTGAGTCTTTAGATGACGGTACTTATGCAAGTGGAGATTATAAAATCTCAATAGCAGATTTGACTGCATCAACAGAAAAAAATTATAAATATGGTACCTTTACAGTTCAGCTTCGAAAAATCGATGATACTGATGAAGAACCAGTTATTTTAGAATCATATTCAAGATGCTCTTTAGATCCAAATTCTTCAAATTATATTGCAAAACTTATTGGAGATCAAAAAATTAGTTTATCTTTAGACGTTGATTCTGATGATGAAAAAAGACTAGTTAGAGAAGGAACTTTTCCAAATAATTCTTCTAGAATAAGAGTTGTTATATCAAGTGATGTAATTAGAGGAGAAACTCCTGACAATTGCTTACCTTTTGGTTTTAGAGGAATTCCTGCTTTAATGACCACTCCAGACGGCAAAGATGGTGGAAATAATCAAGTACCTTTAATTAGTGGTAAGACTGATGGTGACAGACTAGAAAATGATGGCTCTAGCGAAGATTTAGCAAGTTCTATTCTTCCACCTTTACCTTACAGAGCAAAGGTAACAAAAGGTAATATGCAAAATAGTTCTGGCAAATATTTTCAAACATTTTTTGGGCAAGTTAAGAATGTATCAACTGGAGCTAAAATTTCAAGTGAAAGCGTTAAAAGTTCACTTTATTGGGGACTTCACACTTCTAAGGTTAAAAATATTAACAAGCCAAACAATGCTGGATCTTTAGACTTTAATCCTCTTATTAAAAGCCTCACAAAATTTTTAACAGCAAGCAGCGACTTAAAATTTTCTGGATCTAAGGCAGATAGCTTTAATAATAACAAGTTTTCTTTAGCAAAAATAGCATTTCCAAGTAAAGAAGTTTCCGATATTCCTTCTAATATACTTGATGCTTTCTTAGAAGCAGTCTATGTAAGGAATGCTGATGTTGGAACCTCTTTGTATAATACTAACGTACATCAAATTTTTATGGGTGCAAATACTAAGAATGATCCTTTTGCTGATGAAGATAATGGAAATGATGAAAATAGCAAGTTTTATAGAGCATCAATGGCTAAATTACTAGCTGAAGATTTAACTAAGTTTAACAAATTAAACGTAATGGCTAAGTTTACAGCACCTTTTTACGGTGGTTTTGATGGTGTAAACATACTTGATCGAGACGATTATTACTTTACAGATAGATCATCTTCTACTGAAGCTGGTCAAGGTCATGCTGCTAGTGGTGGATATACTAGTGGACTAAAAGGTACTGATGATTCATCAGGATTTATGCAAGGTGTTCTAGGACAAAATAATTCAGTAATGTCTTATAATAATGCAGTTCGTTTAATGACAGACGAAATGGTTGTTGATCATAATGTTTTAGTAATTCCTGGAATTAGAGATTCTCTAGTATCAGACTTTGCTGCTCGAAGAGTTAAAGATTATGGTAAAGCAATTTATTTAATGGATATACCACATTTTGATGCTAGTAATAATAGAATTTTTGTTTCATCAAGAGGAATTGCTTCTGGCGTTGCTGACGTTGACGTAACATCACAAAAATTTGATCAAAGAGAAGTTGATTCTTCTTACGTTGCAACTTATTTTCCAGATGTCATGGCAAAAGATAGCGGTGATGATGAAAATGGTAGACTAACAAATCACAGATCAATCCGGCTTCCTTCTTCAGTAGTTGCTTTAGGAGCTTTAGCGAGAACAGATGCAATATCACAACCATGGTTTGCACCGGCAGGATTCTCACGAGGTGCACTATCAAATGTAACTTCTATTGATGTAAGATTAAATGCAGCTGATAGAGATACTCTGTATGAAGCAAGAATAAACCCGATTGCTAATTTACCTAACAATCAATTTGTTATTTTTGGACAAAAAACTACACAAATTGCTCGTACAGCTTTAGATAGAGTTAACGTCAGAAGACTTATGATTAATATTAAAAGAAGAATTCAAAAAATAGCTCAAGGTTTACTTTTCGAGCAGAATGATGCAGCAACTAGAAGTAGATTTATTACTCAAGCATCATCAGTTTTAGCTGATATAAGAGTAAAACAAGGAATTGAAGATTTTAGAGTAATCATGGATAGTACAAATAATTCTTCTGAAGATGTTGATAATAATCGATTAAATGGAAGAATTATCGTTGTTCCTACTAGAGCTGTTGAGTTTATTGCAATGGACTTTATCATTACAAATAGTGGTGTAGAATTCCCATCTTAATAATAGTTATTAATAAATTAAAAAAAATAGGAGAAAAATTAATATGGCTGGACAAGGCTCAGCGAGAGTATCTTTAAGAGAAATCGACTTATCACAAGTAAGAAATCCTCAACAGACGCCACAAGGCGTTCCAGCTGCTGTTGTTGGCCCTGCGCGTAAAGGACCAGCCTTTGTCCCGCGTACATTTGCCAATATGCAGCAGTTCAATGAAGTCTTTGGTAGCATGCTAGAGCAAGACAGAGAAGCTAACTCAAATCTTTACGGTCCTTTAGCTTTAAACGAGTGGATGAAATCTTCTCAAGCAGGAACATACCTTAGAGTTTTAGGTGTAGGTGATGGAAAACCTGCAACTAGCGGAAAAACTAACAAAGCTGGTTTTATTGTTGGTGAACAACTAGTTCAAGAAGTTAGCGACAATGTTGGTAAAGTTGGAAAAAATCCAAAAGCAGAAATTAGTCAAGACAGCGAAACAGATGCTCTTAAAGTAGGAAGAACTTACTTTTTAGGTTGCTTTATGAAAGATGTTCCTGAGTCAAGATTTCTTTGCGATTCAGGTGTTCAAGCAGAAACTTCTCAAGCATCTTTGTCAAACGCTTTTAATTTTAATGGAATTGCAGCTGACGATGAGGCTGAAGCTCAATTATTTATACCGAAAGAAATTATAAATAGCGTAGCTAGTACTAAAGTTTCTGATGATGTTACGTTGACCTTTAAGTTTGTAAATGCTATTACAGCAGAAGCAGCAGATGTTGATAAAGACGTTATTGAAATTTTAACTAATAATGATGATAATGATCCTGCAACTTACATTAAAGACTTTTTAGATGGTACACATGATCAACTTGTACAGGCCAATATTCAATTTGATACAGCAAAGTTAAGTATAGCACAAGCTGATTACGCTAAAATATTTTCACTTAGCAACGATGGTCTTAATGATATTGATATAACTTTAGCTGCAGGTAAAGAAGGTGATGAAGCGTTTATTGTGCAGACTAAAGGCGCCAATGGTACTGTTTCCGATGGTGTAAATGTAGGAGTAAAAAACTTTTTTACTGGAGCAGCTTTGGCAACTCCTGTAATTCGAGGTGTTTTAATGACTCCACAAGGCATAAGACCTGCACTTAATCCAAATGCTAATCTTACACAATTTTTTGATGCAGACGAAGAAAATGCAAACCCGAGAAAAGAATCGCATTCTTTAAACTTTGGTGGCGCTAATACTGATTTAGTAGGTTATGTTGTAGGTGATGTTGATAGTTCACAAAGTTTTAGATTGATTTTAAATGGTTATAAAGATACCGAAAACCCTGCAGTTTTAAACTGTTCTTATGATC